GTCAATCTTGCGGACCACCACTTCACTAAACCGGCATCTGACATCGGGTGGAAACGACCTTTTCGGTCGTAGATCATCAATGCTTTAGCCGGCCCAACGACACGGGGTGGTTTACCACAACAAGAGGCCTGGGACGCGTACGCCCCACGGACAAGCCATTCATCGGTCATATCGGCGTTAAGGTAGTCAGAATCACTCATATCACAAGTAGGGCGCAAAGCCCAGGAGCCTAGCAGAGGAGCTAGCCCCTTAATAGTCTTTTGAGTGTTACTAGCCTTGAACAAAGCCAAATCACTGCCCGGAGTAACGAACTTAGCGGCAAGAAGCCGCTGAGGCCGAGAGACCTTCCAATCATCGGGAGCGAAGCGCACATCAACCCCAAAACCGCCAAGATGGACCGGAAGGTACCAATTAGGCGTAAAGGGTCCGAAAGCCTTCTTCCAACGGGCAAAAGCCCAAGGGATAGAGGCCGAGGCCCAGGGGCAATAGTGAACCATGAGGGACAGATCCTTCCCGATCTGATCGGGAGTAGCAAGAGAGGCTCCAGTCTTAGTATAGACCCCCTTCACGAGGGCTAGATTGAGATAACCCCTACGGGTCATGACAATTTGACCTTTAGAGCCATGCTTCTCCACGAAAAGCTGGGAGTTGATCATACAAACGCGGGACGAAACAAAATTCTTTCCCACGGATTTCACAAGACCAGCCTCCTTTGTCGTCCGAAAGAAAATCGGAAGAAAAGATTCAGGAGACCGGAAAAGCATATCATCCCCATTCACTAGGACGTGCTCTCGCATTACGACGCGCATACGAAGGCGGTATTGCCACTCCTCACGTGCTAGAAGCAACGAAGGTCTGGTAGAACCACCAACATTGATGTCTTGACTCAAAAGCCATAATTGACGAAAAGAGTCGCGCGCCTCCTCAACCCAACGATTCAGAGAGCAATAATAGCAGGCAAGATTGACGACGCAGAGGAGGGGAAAGGACAAAGGATGTCCCATGAGCTGGCGATGGCCAGGGGACTGTTCATACGTTCCTCCCCCATACTTCTCTGGATAGGTGAGACGAGCCTGCATAAAAGAAAGCCAGACGAGGTCGGGGTCTGCAAGCCCCGTAAGCGGCTCAAGGGCAGCCATTGTGGCCCAGCCCTCTAAACGATCAGTAGCCGCCTTATAGTCCACGGACACCCATTTGAAGTCACTGTTTGGCAGAGCATCTCGCATGGCCTGTATGGCCGGATATAGATCAGTCTTCAACATCGAAGATGCGGGATGTTGCTTCCACGCAGACAACATCTGTCCCTGAGCAGGTTGGATGGCCGAATACAAAAAGCCATTACCTTTAGTGATGGTACGGAACTTGGATGGCTCAGCAATAAG